GCCGCAAGGCTGGGCTGCCGCAAGGCTGGGCTGCCGCAAGGCTGGGCTTGCGAAGCGAAGTTGTGAAGCCTTTTCTAGTATGATATAATGATTCATCTTTTCAAAACATTGCGAAGCATTGCGAAGCAAAGCATTATGGCAGACAAATTATACCGTGAGTTCAGTGAAGTTTTAGAGGAAGTTTCCCTGGAAATGGAAAAGGCACTATTTGAAGTTTCTTCCGCCAATTCTTACCACATAGAAGAAGCCGTACGGCGGTACAAAGACGGATTGAAAGCCGCAGCTCTAAGGACAGGATACGGCCTGGCTGACTTCTATTTTGCGTGGAGGGTAGCAAGGACAGCGATGTACGAAAGTAGGCAATCGCATGGTTTTATGCTAGACAGGGGACGGGCAGACGCCATAACTTACTTTTATGACATCCCGTCATGGAACATGGTTAAGGCAATGATGGATATTTTTACAGAGTAAAAAGCGATAGCCTATGAAAAATAGCATACTTTTAGGGGATTGTTTAGAACTTTTACCTAAAGTTCAAACAAGTTCGGTGGATATGATTTTATGTGACTTACCCTACGGTACTACACGGTGTAAGTGGGATTCAGTCATACCTTTAGAGGAACTTTGGAACGAGTACACTAGGGTTATAAAACCTAACGGAGCTATTGTGCTATTTGCAAACCAGCCATTTACAAGTAAACTTGTAATGAGCAATCTTGAAATGTTCAAGTATGACTGGGTATGGGAAAAATCACGCCCAACAGGGGTATTAAATGCAAAAAAGCAACCATTAAGGATTAAAGAAGACATAATTGTCTTTGGAAAAGGCGTTTTATGCTATAATCCTCAGGGATTGGTACTGCTTAATAAATATGTTGGGACAGGAGGAACGGCTGCTAATCAAAAAGGTAATGCGACTGGTAAAATAGCGCAAACCGAATCAGGTAAATACCTTCAGGAATATGGGAATTACCCTAGAAACATCCTTAAGTTCCCTTCGGTAGGTAAAACAGTACACCCTACTCAAAAGCCAGTTGAACTATTCCAGTACTTAATAGAGACTTACACTAACCCTGGTGATCTTGTTTTAGATAATTGTAGTGGAAGTGGAACGACTGCTATAGCTTGCCAGTTAACCAAGCGTGACTTTATATGTATGGAAAAAGATGTAGAGTACCATTCAGTTAGCCTTAATAGGCTTAAAGAAAACCAAAATTGATTGAGGTGCAAAGCGCATGAGATACGAAGCAGTGACAGAAACGGAAGTATTAGACCAAGAGACAGGTTTAATCTGGATGAAAGACCCTAAGATTGACCTAAATTTTGAACAAGCCAAACAATATGCAGAAAGAATTTCTATTATAACTGGAAAATCTTGGAGAATCCCTACAATAGGGGAATTAGTTAGCTTAGTAGACTATACCTTATGCACTCCTAACACACCGGCATCAACATTCCCTAATATGTTACAAAATATCTATTGGTCGTTTTCAAACTATTGGGGTGAGGCTGGTAGAGTCTGGGTTGTAAATTTCTACGATGGTGAGATAATGGGTTATCCCCTTGGTGATAATGTTGCATTAGTTCTCCTAGTTCGGCCATAAACTATGAATGAGGTGCAAAGCATGAGATACGTTGAAGTTTCTGAAATACACGACACGCAAACGGGGCTAATTTGGCAAAAAGTATGTCAAGGCTCATTCACTATAGAAGAAGCCATAGCCTATGTTGAGTCTTTTAACGCAAGCACCGGTAAGGCTTGGAGACTTCCAACCATTGATGAACTGCATACGCTGGTTGACAGAAGCCAATTTGACCCGGCAACTAAAGTCCCAGAAAGCCCTAGTGGTTTTTTCTGGTCATCTACAAAGTATCTTGGGAGAATGGAAAGGGTATTCACCAATGAAAACAGCCATAGTTATTGGTATATTAACTTCACTAATGGGGAGGTAAGTTTCAACTTAGGTGATGCGGAGTACTACGTAAGGTTAGTCCGTGATAAGTAATATGTAATGCGGTTAAACAGAAACAGAAGGCAGAAGCATGAGTGAGTTAAAACAAATTGGTAAAATTTTAGAACAAGTATATGGTGGTAAACCCTTTGCTTGCTATCCAGGGGCAAAAATCTACTTGGAAAATCACTATAAACGGGATGGAAAACTCTTTTATGGCCTAGCCATTATTCTGCAAACAGATGGAGTGGTTAATATCTACTCAATGGAGGACATTATCAAGGCATTTGACCTAGAAGTTATCCTTCGGAACATGGAATTAACCGTGGATGACCCAAATAGGTTTATACAAAAGTGGCGAGATGTATACAAAGTAGAGAAAGTTATAAAGCTATACCAGCGGAATAACCCGAATTCACCTACTTTACCATTGCTTGAAGCCGATCTGCTGGAAGCTTTAGATAAAATATGGTCTGAATTGACTAATTGAAATACCGGAGAAAAATATGCGTTACGTAGAACAATCCAAGACAGAGATTTTCGACCACGAAACCAGCCTGATCTGGCAACGGGCGATTGCGGAAAACATTACATTTGATGATGCTCACGCTTACGCGAAGCTTGTTTCAGACGGGACGGGGCAGTCTTGGCGAGTGCCTACCATAGACGAATTATCCAGTCTGCTAGATAGAACCCGAAGTTTTCCTGCGTCTTGTTTTCCAGATATGCCGCCTTTGCCATTTTGGTCGTCGTCGCCGTACGTCGGCTATCCCCTTTTCGCCTGGTATGTCAGTTTCAGCGATGGCCTTGTCGACAGCGGTGCCCGTGGCAGCGACGGCGCAGTTCGGTTAGTCCGTGATGCAATACCCTAAAACCCCACATACCCCGCAATAGGTATTCAAGCCCCGCGTGAGATACCCACGGGAATACCTTTCTGACAAAGTTAAGGCCAGCCAATAATACCGAGTAAGTATTACTGCTGGCCTTATTTTTATATCCCTAGTATTGCCTTCTATTGACTTTCTTTTACAAGCATCTTTATTATAGCTGACATATTCGGTGATTGCGTAGCTATATCTTCTAAGCTATTATCAATCACTTCATAGATGTCTTTTTGGCTCTTTTTTGGCAATATCATGAAACTCTTACCACGCAAAACGCTTCCAAGAAGGTCGGAAGTCCTCGTAAGGGTGTCAAAATAGTTCTCTAAACTGCTTCTTTGTGCTTTTGTTAGTGGCATATAAATTCTTTAGGACTTTTCAAAAAGTATACTTAAAGGTATCTAAGTCTCTTTCGTATAGTTTAACTACAAGTTTTTTTGTAGCATCGGTGTAATAGTCTCTATAAAATCCATGATAAGACCTATTATCACTATACGTTATATTAAAAATACCTAATATCTCATTAAGTTTTTGGGTATCATCTGAATATCTCTCGAATCTACCTATAAAATCTGGAAAGAAAAGACTTCCATCTTCTTTTTCAAGAAAGCTGACCTGATTTTTAACATGAGAATTATCCATATAGGCTAAAAGAGAACAGAATTTCTCAAATGATACCTCCGTAAGATTAACCCCTAGTTTCTTAACTTCTTCCAAAATAAAGATATGTTTATACGCGAATACGCTAACCAATCTGTCAAACGGGTTTCTTATAAAAGTAAAACTAAAATAAGAATCTATTTTATCTTTTGGGAGAATTTTGCAAATATCCCTATAATTTATATGATTTAGAAGCGTGTCTTTTGATTCTAGCTGAGAGGATAGACTTTCTGGGATATGCTTTTTTCTTATTCCAGTAAGCCCATTATATTCCTCTTGGCTGTCTGGCCAAGAAATTTCAAACCGCCTAGTGAGACTTGTGCCTCCTGTTTTTGGTATATGTATAAATATACATTTATATTTATCAGAATATGGCATTTTAACTATTAAAAATAGACTTGTCTGTTATGCCATAAAGCAACATAGTTATTCGTCCATTCGACTCCCAATGTGTCAAATGCTCATACTGAGGCATCTTTCTTCAGAGCCATAATTTTACCTTGTGGAAAAGCAAAGGCGTGTTGTACGGTAGTCGATTCTTGTTGGTGCATTATCATGGTTATAAAGTGACTTTTGTATATTCTGGAAAAGTAGCAAAGAGTTCCTCCGGTATAGGTTCTACTGGCCTATTAGCCTTTACTGGATATGCCTTGTATATCAATCCATGTAATATCATACCATTAAAGGTATCATGTAATCCATTCGGATTAACCCTAAGTTCCAGGAACTCTACTCCCTTCTCCATACTTTCTAAGGAAAAGTCATAAGCCCCGTTATCTATAAGACATCTTACAGTTTCAAAATTCCCTAAAATAAGAATATCATCATCGGCTATCAATGTATTCCTAAAGGGGCTTGAACTTAGACGCATTCTGCTATCTGTCTTATAAACCCCAGTGTCATCAAGCGTAACTACGAGAAGGTTACTATCCATATCCAGTGTAGCTATCGCGCTAAAGACGATTGGGGTATAGATAGAAGAAGCTATAGCATCTAAATTACTATAGGTATTATCTTGTAAATTACCTAACGTAGTTGCTATCTCTTGCCTAGCCATAATGCTATGTCCAGTCATTTGTTCTTCTACCTTACGAAGCCTATAACCCCCTCTAGATATAAAAGCCATATTAGAATCCGATCACTTTTGTGAAGATCTCATCCCACTTGTCAAGGTGGGCTTCTGCGAAGTTTTCTTCAATGTGTTCGCGTCCTGCATTACCGGCCTCTTTTAGCATGTTGTCTTGTGCATTGTATAAATCCCACATTGCGGCTAAGTAGTCCCTAGAAGACACAAAGTCATGGTAGAGAGCAATGGCGTCTTGGCTAGCCACAATACACTGCGCTGCCACTTGTACAGCCTGGCCGTTGGGGCCATCTTTACCCAAAATTTGCTCAGGTATTCCGCCGGTAAGCGGGGCAATAACGGGGGTATGGCAAGCAAGGCTTTCTAATACAGGCAGGCCGAACCCTTCTGCGAAACTTGTATTGCAGGTAACATCAGCGATGTTGTAGAGAAGGATAAGGGCATCTTCTGACATTTCCTTATCAAGTATTTTTACGTCATGTTCAGTCAAACTAAGAAGTGCCATAACATCGTAAAGGCTACTTACGCCGTTTGTTACTGAAGTTTTCATCAGCAAAACCGGCCTACGCACCGCTATAGTTTGACCGCTTTCTTCTGCTTCTTTTATCTCATCTTCAATTTGCTTTTTGAATTGAGCAAATATACTCAACATGAGTTCTGGCTGCTTCCTTGCCATGTTTTTTCCATTCCAAAAGAAAATAAAGGTGTTTTCGTCACCGAAAAGACTTTTTTTAGCCTCTTCTTTGTTTTCGTCTGAAATTTGCCCGAATTTAGTAAGGTCAACCGTATGGGGAATGTAGGATATTTTATCCACGTATCCAAGTGTTTCCATACATTTATACGTCAGTTTACTAATGCAAGCAATGTGGGATACGCGGTCGTACAAGGGTTTGTTATTAACCGGTGCCGGATAGTTATCCCATACGTGATAGTAAACTAAGGGTATCTTAGCAATAACCGGGTAATCTTTTGCTATAGTATCAATGGCCGCTGGCAGCCAGGTGTAAAACCTTGGGTCAGTCATGAACCAGATTGCATCTACTAAATAGGTATCTAGTATATTGCGAAGTTTATCTACGTCACCATAAGACTTGTAAGGCAATAGCGTTACGTTATCGCTAAAGGCGATAGGTTCTTCTGGAATAGCCTCTTGCGAAGCTATCGCACCGAGGCAGATGAATTTATAGCGTCCTGTTGCTTCAAGTTTTTGTACCATGCGTAGAGTTTGACGGGCTACGCCGGTAGGTGCGGTTAGAAAATCTGACAAGACTAGGATGTTTTTTGGTCTTGTAATTGCTTTTGCTTTTGCTTGCTTCTTGAAAATTTTATCAATGATACTCATAGGTTGTCCTAAGATGGTGGAAGACATCCTTGTCTATATTCTATCCTTTTATTTCTGCGATTTTACTGAATCAAGGCTCCCCACGGAGTTGAAGCAGTGTTAATGGTTGGAAACTGACTGTTGTTAGTTGCATCAAAGAACGGGTAATTCAAAGTGGTATCAAAGGCTTTACTATACAAGAATTGCATAACAAATACGCTGGAAGCGAATGAAGCGGCTTCAACACTTGAACCAAAAGTTAGAGTTACAACAGTTGAATTGAGAATAGGGTTTCCTTGGAGCGGCGTACAAGATAAATCGTCTATAACAACGTCAAATGTCTGGCCGTCTATGATAGTGCGGACAGTTTGAAAATTTAGAACGTCGGTCTTCTCAATGAAATAAGTCCCTGAATAAGTAACCAAGAGTTTTGTTGGGTCACTCGGGGAAACAGAAACTGATGTAGAGTTCCAAGTCGCCAGATTCAGTGCCGATTTTGCCAGGGAATTTAAGCGAGCTTGGATATTAGTACCCATTATCGCTTGTTGGGACTGTACATTGCTTGCATAAGCAACCAGCGCATTCTTAATTACTGTATCAGCATCCGCACGCGCAGTAGCTTCAGCCGTAATAGCATTAGAGCTATTAGTAGCTAGAGTAGTAATAGCACCATTCAGCGTGCTATCAGCCGCTTGGAAAGCCGTTACGATTTCAGTCAGAGAGTCAAGGGCAGTTGCATCAATGTTCGACAGAACATTGTTAATGCGGGTGTTGAGGTAACTAAAGGCGTTTGCTGAGTCTTCTTTACCTTTTCTAATAGAGGCATTAAGATTAGAGAAAGCCGTTGAAAGCCCACCAACAGTAGTATTATACCCAGCATTTAGCGACCAGGAATTGCTTGAAGTGTTATAAGAGTACCCTTCACCAAAATTCCAAGATATAGCGGTAAAACTACCAGCCTGTCTGGAGCTAACTTCACTATCCAACGCACTCTTAACTTCATTAAGTGCGCCAAACAAGTTAGTCTTTACAGTGGTAACCAGATTAGCCAACACACCGTCAGCATTAGCACGCGCCGTTGCTTCAGTGCTAATGGCGGTATTCAAGTCAGATACAATAGTATCCAAGCCAATGATGGTAGTGGTACTACGTTTAATAATAGCCATAATTTTCACCTAAGAAAAAATTGAAAAAGAATGTCGGCGTTAAGCCTGAGTAGCTTTATTGCGTTTTTTAACCAATAAGCGAACAAACCGTCTAACTTGTCTAAAAATAATACGATACTCACTGTCGTATTCAGCTTTTAGCGTAGTGAATTTTTCCTTTTCTAAAGCAAATTCTACGGCATCTTTTGTCTCTACCCCTTTCTCCCCCTTAAACATTAACCATGCGGCAAAGTAAAAGTCTCTTATTTTATACTGCCTCATAGATTTAGCAACGGAGCTATGTTAAACAGGTGAATAAAGTTCAAGTATTTGCGCTGTACCTTGTTGGATGCTCCAGTGACCATAGATAGGGCCAGTATACATAACTGTGTCCCATACGAAAGCGTCATCTGGATAAAGAAGATGGCTGAATTTTGTGGTTGTTGCAGCTTCTCCAAAAGCTATTCTTAAAATAGCATCTGTAGAATTATTATAAATGCTAAAAGCAAGTCTAGTTCTATTTATAGGCAACAATTCTACGCTAGTTAAACTAGCGGGGATTGATAGCGTTCTTGCAAGTTCAGTATACCTATGTGGTATACCGGGCGGCCCTTGCTTAATAGCCTCAATAGTTTGAAGGGATTTTTGCCCTATTACTTCTACGGTTCTTATTACAGGTGATTGTACTACATAAATGGTGTCAGCCATGTTACCGCACCTTCATGATTATCTTACCTGTTATAAGTGTATTTACGAACCCATCAGTTTCCGTTGCTATAAAATAGAAGTAATCGCCAGATAAAAAGGTTGCGCTTTGCGTTGCGCTAATTATAACCTTTATGTTCGCTTCTGTCCCTGTAATGTCAATGCTGCCATCCGTTGAGCTAAAACTAGCTATTGGTACGGCGTCTAACTGGTCACGTCTAATTTCCATTGACACAGTTGTGTTTAATAAATCAATCATCACCCCATCGGCATCTTTATAGGCAAACTGCATCAATACAGTATCGCCTATGTACTCAATGAAGTTTATTCTTGTCGTTTCACTTTGTATTGTTAAATTAGCCATAACGCCACCTAATTTGCGTTACGCAGAATACATTTCTCTATCTTTCATATCTGCCTTAGCCATTTTCTTCCCTAGTTCAAATGCTTCCATAACATAGCTAGTAAGCAGACTTTCAAATTCCACCATAGTGGCGTCTATTGCCGCTTCTTGCAATGCTACGCTAGGGTATACTATAGTTGCCGGAATTTTGATGACGTTAAATAAATTCTTAACTTCATCCGCTGATGGTTTAATTATGTGCTTAATTTCCATAAATACCCTTTAAGTAAAGTATGAATGAGTGGATAGCTAATTTACCATCCTCTGTCTCTAAGAACTTAGGAAGTTCACTCTCTACTGATGCAATATGCTTCGTTAGAAACACTTGGTCATTTTCATCTAATGCGTTACCGATGCTTCGCATTAAATGACTTACCGCAGAAACAGGCTCTTGCGGGGTAGTGGCGGCTTTCTGCTGCATAGCAACTTTAGCCGCCTCTACTTCTTCCATTAAAACTTCCTTTACAATGCTTCGCAAATAGTCTCGGCTGCTAACGCTGTTAGCGTTAGCGTCACTTACAGGTGGTGTGGCTTGCGCGGCTTGCGTAGCCGGTTGTGTCCGTAAAGACGCTTGAAGTTGGGCTAATTGCGCTTGTAAAGAGGCAATATCATACATGAATTATGGCCTTTCAAGGATTTTAAGGCCATATTTTACCTCTTTTTCATCCTTTTTTCAATACACTTTGGTGTTAGCCGCAGTTTGCTGCCCTGCCCCACCTGACATAGTGCCTAAGTTAACTACACTTTGCGTATTCTTCTGTATTTCCCCTACGAGTTGCTGCAAAAGGGTACTTTGCAAAATAGCCTGCTGTTGCTGCTGCATCTGCATTTGGTTCTGGTTAATGTTATTAGTAACATTTACTCCACCTGCATCAACTGCGCTGCGAGTACGAAGGTCAGCAATTTGATTATTAAGTTCCGTTACAAGATTCGCCATAATCATAGCGCGAGTTTTATCTCCGTCAGAGGTAATTTCTCGCGTTACATTATTGAATCCTTGCAACATATTGGTGTTGAGAGCATTCATCTGCGAAGCCAGGGCAGATTCAGTTTCGTGAATCTCATTGATGATATTGCCACTTGTGGTAGCGATAGCCGTCTTAATCTCCCCTTGCCCCATCAAGTTAGCAATTTGTGCTTGCAACTGTTGGATGAGAATCGTCTGATTGCCTTGAGTAATGCTAGCGTTAATGGCATTTTCAGCCGCGCTAATAGAAGATATTATTTCTTGCGACGAATCCTGGATGTCTTTCAGAAGCAACATGCTATTGTTGTTAGCCTGGTTGGCATTAGCCAAAGCTGCTGAAACGGCGGCGTCAATGGCAAGCTGTTGGGCATTTGGGTCAATGGCTACACCATTATTTGGCCCCCACAAATTGCCTCCGTTTCGCATCAGCGAGCCAAGTATAAGCCCACCGATAAGGTTATTTGAGTCATTGCCACCGAATAAATTACCCATATTTGCACCTTTAAGTAATGTATCTAACATTGAAAATTCACTACCAGCGGTAGCGGTACTTGCAGCGTCAACGGCCATAAATCACCAATTTAGCTATGTTTAAGGATGAACTCTTTACTGAGTTCAAAGTGCATACCATCTGGAGTTTTCCATTTACCTCCCCACTCAAAACCCTCGCTAGTGAAGCAATCTACGAATGCTTGCGATAGTTTTGGCGGCTTACCAAAACCATTCCATGCTGCATTGACATCTATCGCAAGCCCCCATGCGTGCATACTATAAGTGCTTCCACCTTTTTTAAGGCGAAGGTTATAGCAGCCATCCCACGTTCGTAGTTCATTTACAATGTCAGCGTCCATTAAGTTTCTAAATGCTTCCTCTAATGCAAGAGGAAGCAAAGTAGAACAATAAATACGCTTTGGGATTGCGCCTATCTCCAACGGAGTAGGCACATCCCACATTTTCATGTACTTCTCAGAACTAGGATGCCCGAAAATTTTAAGGCATTCTGTAGAAGTAATGAGAGCCATATTAGCCCGCCAGCGTAATTGAAGATATGCCAATCTTTCTAAATGAAAGGTCTTGTCCGGCATAGTTACCAACAGTGCTATTAGTTACTTTAACAAGTTGCAATTTGTTAAACTTAACAAGCACGTAGCCACTTCCGCTAGTCCACTTAATGTAAAGCGCATGGTCTTCCTCCAAGTGATTGTCAGGGTTATAAGATGCGTTCGCCTGTTCTTCAGTGATGGTAAGGCTTACATCAGTTGGGACGGAACCACGTGACCAACCATCACCACAACCAGTCTGAATCCTAACGTATTCTTTGCTACTGAAGTTGGGTGCTGAAAGTTTATCAAAACAGACGTTCTTTCGGTTCTCAACCATAGCAAGGGCACTTGCTTTTGTTATAGAGCCTATGCTAATACTAACCACACCAGAGCTACTTGTTGAAACCACGGAACCATCAACAGGCAATCCCGTAGTCCCTCTATTTGGCAAAACAGGTGAAAACACAACGGTATTGGTAGCTTTATCTGTGGTTGTAGTGTAACCAGCTAAAGCACCTGTGAAATAATTTGAATCCATAAACTCAGAAGTTATGGTTGACGCTGACGTGGTTTTAGCAAACTCGAGAGGCACACTTGTTGTTCCATTTAGGCCAGTTCCAGAAAAATACACTTGTCCAGCTTCTCCATCTACATTAGAAATCGTGTAAGAACCTAAGATGGATTTTATAGTAGACCCGGCGGGGTAGTCGGCGGCCTCCCGAAGGGTTACTGTAAAATATGTGTACTTAGCGTTTACGCTCGCTAGATTATCCGTTGTTTCACCTTTCTCAGACCCGAGAGCGACTAATATATTCGCTATATTTGCAGCATACCTAATTGGAGAACCAGTTTTTACAGTTAAAACGTAGTTTCCTACCGTAACAGATTGCCCTTCTCTAATAGTTGCTGGAAGTGTAATTTTATACTTTTTACCAAGCCCAAACAGCTTATTTAATGAAGAAGCTCCTATACCATTAGGCAATCCCTCAATGCCATTTGTAAAGTATCTGGTAAGGTCACTTGCGGTGATTGGGCTTGCGTTTGCTGCATTAAGTTTTAATCCCCCTAATGAAATGTTCCCTCCGGCAGGCAAACTAGACAAAAACTGAATTTTTGTAGCAAAACTTTCCAAGTCCATCTGACAAGTGGTAAGTGAATCGGCAGAAATGTTTGCAGCAATGTTAGACTTCTGCAACGCTCTAGTAGCCGTATCGGGCGTTATGCGCTGTTTATCCGTTACTCGCTTAAAGTTACCCATAAAGGCCCATTTCAACTTAGCCTTAGTACCGATAACTGCGTCAAAATCAACAGTTCCTCTAACGTCAGTATAAGTAAATGCCTTTTCTTGCGTGTTAAAAGTACTTGAAGCCGACGAACGCCGAATTTCAATAGTTAAATAAGAATCTACTGAATCTTGGGTAGTGTAAGTTACTCTGCCATCAACACTTGTATCTGATTTAAGACCTGTGGCATTAAAGAAGGCACCCATAGGTATGTAGTCGCCAACTAGCTTCTGGCTTGCATAACCCGTATCTACTGCGGGAACGAAGGTTTCAAAATCAATCTTGCCATAGCGGTCGGTAATGACAGTTCTTTCGTCAATCTCATTTTCGTCACCGCTATACAGGAAGGCTTCACTTGTAGTTTCAAGTGAATACGTCAAGTTTAGCACTGCTACGGCATTTTTAGGGCCGAAGTCAAAAGAGTAATCCAAGTGTTTATTTTCTGTTGCCCTATCCGTATCGTCAAGGTTTTCCAAGAGTAAAACTCTATTTGACAATACAGATTCAATTCTCCCGATATTAACATTTGGTGCGCCACTACGCCTAATATACATACCAACCGTAGCCTGACCCAACCCATCCCCTTCAGCATCTTGATACTTGAAACGGCAGGCAGCCCCACCAACAACATATTTAGTTGATGCGGTTGAGAGTGTTAGCGATATAGGCGTGCCACCGGTAGCGGCAGTAGCAGCACTAATTGTCGGAAACGTAGAAGAGCCTGGAATAAATATCAATACCTGAGTCCCGCCAATATCTTCAATAACAGGCAAGTCCCCTGAGCCACCAACATTAAGGTCTGTAACTGTTATAGTATCATCCAACAAACGTGCTTTAAGATTAGCTGCGCTTACATCACCACTCGCAGTAAATGTAACTGTGCCAATAGTAAGCACATTACCGTTAGCAAGCGCGGGAACAGTGAATACTTTTGAGCTACCGAACCTAACAGTACCCGTAGTTTCTGCAACACTTTTTACAGCACTATTAAATTCTGCATTTTGTTTACAGGCAAATATCTGCACTGCTTTTTCATGAAACCGTACAACACTCATAGCATAAACCTCATTAACTAAGAAATTCTAGGCATAACAAGCCCGACCACTTCATTCCACCATACTTTTGTATTAGTTTCACCTTTTATCATAGCTTCAACAAAAGTGATACTGGAATAATCTGCGTCATCGGGAAACGGCGAGTAACCTGTATAGGCTGCTCTAATCCTCGTTCTAACTTCTGCCCAGTTGCTACGCAAGCAGACATAGTTAACTTCCGTTAGGAGTATTTCAGGATTCTCATACTCCACATAACCGTTACTGAATAAAGTATTCTTATCAAAAAGCTGAATACCTAAATGGCCTACATATAACCTTGGTAGTGTTTCATTGGTTGAAAGTAAATCAACCTGCCTACCAGGGCTATACGTTACAGTGTAACCAGTTTCAGTCTGCAACCTATTGATAAGAGTGCTTTCATTATACATCTTCTACGCTACTCGCATCGCAGAAAAGCTCAGTCCAACCATTTAAGCTATCTATAAAGCTGTTCACAGTTAAATTATAGGTCATTCCCACTTTACTATATGTAAGTGTGGTGCCTGCCCCTATATCATAATCATATACTGTTTGCGTAGCAACTTGTATACTTATTGACTGCGAGGCAAGTTCATACGCCCCGCCTGCTAGGGTGACCAATTCCGTCCCAAGTATACCACGAAAGCGTCCAGCGTCACACTCGAAAAGGTCGCCAAACACTTCCAATACTAATGCTATGTCTTCTATCATAATTAACCTAATTAAAGCTATTTATATGAAATAAGCCTATCTAGCATCAGTTTCTCTATCCTTCCTTTAAGTGAAGCATCTTCCCTCATAGTAGTAGCTACCATTTGCGATATAGACGGCCCACGAAGCGGATGTATCTCAAATGCGCTGCGGCTATTCCTTTCCCACATAGTAATACCCCATTTAGGAAAGTTCTTATTTTTAACCTTTTTACCGTCTATTTTGCCTTCTCGCGGTATGAAGCCACCAAAGCCCAATTTACCATACGATATTTTTTCACCTCCTTTGCGCCGTATCTGCACTCGATGGACAAGCCCTGGCTTAGTCTTTTCCGCGATTGGCTCGATATTTCCAATGTCTTCTGACGTAAGAAAGCGGCTAAGAGGAATGGATTTATACCCATACGTTATGCCATTCTTATAAATATACCTACCGGTTCTACCGGTATTAGAGGGAAGTCTCCCTCTAATAACGGATGCGGTAGTCATATTGGCGGGCAGGCGATACCGGCGATTGACAGCGGAATGAATTATTGCATCTATATCCTTAAGTAAGGTAACTGTGCGTTTTTCATTCTTTTTCGTCATAGTTTGAAGGTCAACTAAGCCGATAAAATTATCAAGAACCTTGGTATCGCCTGTGTTTTTCATGACCGTGTTAGTTTATGCAACTTTCCACGTAACGAGGCTGTTTATAGCAGAATTTGCCATAACAAAGTTAGTATGCCATTCCCACTGCTGCACACCAGTTTTTTCATCCATCCAGCTATTTATCCAACGCGGCATAGCGGAATAGTTAGCTTTACGGTGCATAATTCTACCGTAGGCTTTAACATAACCTGAGTTAGGAATAACACTAACCCAACCATTACCAATGTAGCGAGTGCGCTCACCAGTATTACGGTTATGATAAATAGCTTTATAGGTATAAATTGGCAGGTTAATGCCACCACCAAGGCTAATACTACGCTGGAAATGCAAGTCATCGACGCTTTGCATACGCGGCAGAATATCCCGTTCAATTTGCAGCATAGCAAGCGTGGTCGTTACAGCCGCTTCCTTATAGTTCTTTTCAATATCATAATTGAAAACTTCATAAGCATCTTGGCTCATGTGAACCATATCTGCACGCGACCACTCATTACAAGTCAATATCATTTGCAACAAGTCTTTATAGGGCGTAGCGGTGCCCGCATCGACGTTTGCTTTCGTCCAGGCTTTCTCACCGGCGGTATAAGCAGCACCGGCAGAAGCAATAACAGGCAGAATAACCCGTGAAGCATCCCAAGGGGCGGTGACAGGTGAAGTAGTCAAGTTTACACTAGAGACAAGAGTATCTTTATCCGTCTTAATGTCACTGTATTTATTGCATACAGACCGTTCAAAGTCATATACATAAAGCGGGTAATACTCGCTTTTTGCACCATAACCGCCATAAAGCAGAATTTGCGAAGCAACCAGTTCAAACAAGTTTTCAAAACGCTGTTCAACTGCGGCAAATTTAGCATTCAACCGCATAGCCATATTAGCGGCAATGTTAGGTTGGCCGAACTGCTGCCCCATTTCGCGCATATTGAGCGTTTCAAAATCATCATCACCGTCAGTTACACTTTCCTTAGCGTAGCTGAAGCTATGCTCTTTATGCCCATAGGTCGGCAATGAAACAGGGTTAACGTCAGCATTCGGCAATGCAAACGTACCCATGACATTGCGAACTGATAGCTGCTGGTCGAAGTTAACAGTTCTATCATTGATAAGAGCAGCATTCGTTGGGTAGAATGACTGCAACCAATTAGGCCGCTTCGGCTGTCCATCATTCAGGGCACGAATTACCCCGGACAGAATCTTTTGTGCTGAATACGGATCAGCAAATTGCATATTAGACATAATCTTCCCCTGCTTTCAAGATACCAAGTTCTTCAAATTCAGTGTTCTCTACAAACTTACGTTTTGCAGCATCAGTAAATGCACCGACATTGTAATCAGTACAAGCTACAGTAGTGCCGTCAGCAAGTTCAATAGTATCGGTTGCATCCGCTTCCCACACAAGGGCACTTGCATAAAAGCTAGCTTCCTTATACACGGTAGTTTCAACGTCACCCGCACTAGCATCAACGTCCATCAACAGAACACCGGCAATCTTCTTTTGCGGATTAGGGTATGCCACAACGGTAACGCTAGTGACCGTTGAATTACCTGCATCAGCAAGGTCAGTTACATTGGTATTAGGTGACGTTGAAACGAACAGAACGCTATTAGCAGTGCTGCTCTTATAGGTATGAAACCCTACTAGTGCGCCTGCGGTAAAACTTCCCCCGGCCACAGCGTTAGCCGTATTAGCTTCTGCCGCCGTCATGCCGTCAGTAAGGCCGCTAAATGCCTTAACTACATCGGTGGCACTTACGATGCCAGTAGTGGTGAAGGTAAGACCGGCGATGATAACAGTCTTTGCTGCACCTACGCCTGCGGTAAAGGTAAGCAGGGCTTTTTCAGCCATACCGGTATGAGCTACACCCAAGCCTGCTGCGTCAGTTTCAACAAAGCTATGTTTGCGAAGCACTTGACCGGCTTTAATAGTAAGCGGTTTAGTGCTATGCGCTTCTGCCCTAAAGAAAGTACGCAAAGATGCGATAGTCGGGCGGTTCGGGTATGACCGCCACCCACCATTCCAATTAGTCATAAGTCACCTCACTTAATTGATGCCAAAAATTCATTACCTTTAATCCATTCAGCGAATGGGCTAGAAGCACTTTCTGCTACTTGCGGGGTAGCCGTAGCAGCGACAGGAGTTGGATTCGCCATTTGTATAGCTTCCTTAACCGCTTCAAACATAGCTACACTTTGCTCAATGCTTGAAGATAAGTTAATTTGCTTAATGGCAACGTCTGACGACAGGCCAAACGTCTTAGCCGCATCCAAAATGGCCAGGCAGCGTGCGCGTTCATCGGCCACTGCTTTACTAATAGCTACAGATGAAGCAGCTTTCACCGCTTCAAGTTCCGCACGAAGACGCAAGGTCTCGTCAACTTGTGCAGATGAATTATCAAAAGAAGAACTCATATTTTTACACCGTCTATTTAACATTTCTAATGTTATATCTACACTTTCAATCAAGCCATCGGCTAGACCAAGTGAGATAGCCTCGTCTCCCAGGACAGTCTTGCCATTTAAGGTAGCAATAGTGTCTTTAGACAATTTAGGACGCCCAGTTACAATAGTATCTATCATAACTTTAGCTAAGTTGTCAACTTTTTTCTGAATAGAGGCTAATGCCGCATCAGAAATAGGTTCGTGCGGATTGCCCAATGCTTTTTCACTATGGCTTCGCAGTATTGTCCAGGTTGTCCCCGTTTTTTCATCCCCGCTGACGCTATTAGGGATGCTTGCAATTACGCCGATTGACCCAAGTTCCGCCCCGGCAGTACATAGAATTTCTTGCGTGTTACTAGCCAACAGGTAGCCTGCGGAACAACAAGGGCCATCTATAATTGCGATAGTCTTTGCGCCATAAAGTGCCGGTAGTGAGTTGATGAATTTAGCCAGTCCCATAGCCCCATCAGCTTCACCACCATAAGTTGAAAAGTTAAATGCAATACTGCTATAGCCATCGGCAATAGCTGTTTTTATATCTCTAGCGATAGTTGTATAGCTTCTAGTACCACTATCACCGGCAGCATTACCGCTAGTAAGGGTTCCCTTTACATTTATAACTTTAATTTTACCTGCCTCGCTCGTTGCTTCATGCGTTACTTTAGCAATTCCAGAAGGGATTTCCCCTAATGTCAACGGTAAAATTAAATTATCATGAATATCCTTAAATTTTGTTTCATCTAGCAACAAAGGTGCAGCTAGCCTATTTAGTATTCTTTCATACATCATTTTCACCACTTGTAGCACTTGTAGCACTTGTAGCACTTGTAGCCCCTTTTATAGGGGGTGTTGTTACTCCTGAGCCATTACTTCCCTGTTTGCTTGCGCCATTGCCCTCTGGCTTACCTGTGCCATTTGGGAATAATAAATTATCTAATCCTAGTTCCTTTAACCGCTCCCTATCAGCAGCAATCGCTTCAAACGTAGTATGCCTTTCCTGCAATTTACTATCTAGTGTAGCTAGCCCATTTTGTATCTCAAGCACATCGGCTTGAGCGTCCTTCAAGTCATCGACGCCGTAAAAGCGCGGAAGCTGATACGATGGGGTGGCATTCTTCACATTTGGGTAGTATAGCTGCGCTAGTTCCTTAAAATATGCAGTTAACGGGGCTAGCCCAAGCGGTATGGTTAGAAAGTGATGAGTATACTCTATTCTTGAGCGTAATTCAATCAAAAGTGCCCGAAGTGTACTAAAGTCAATACCATTTGTGTCACCCGTTAGCTGATGATAAGGCACGTGACATGCGTTAGATATTCTACGAAGCTCAAGTTCAGCTAATTTAACAAAGTTAGGCCCAATGTCTGCTCCCTGATGGAAAGTTATATTCTCCCCTTTATTGAGATATTGCACATTCGACCCGGTTGCCTTAAACACAACCTTTTCTTTACTATTTGCTGCTTTATCAATAATAGGTACACCTACTGGCATCATATTGGTAGGGTTGCTATTAGTGATAATCCAACTTATTGCTTGCGATGCTTTTTGCCTCGCCACAGTAGCATCCATGAGTTCATCTAACTCATATAAAGGGATTAGAATGCTACTAAGGACTGGCACGCCCAACCATTGCCCTGGCAACTCTCTATTAAATAAATGTAAAACCTCATTCGATGGTATAGCGGTTACGTTTTGCGTATTATTTATAATTGGAAACTCTTGGTAGGCTTGTAACCTAAAGTAATACGTGTCCGGCACATTGTCGGTAAAGCCAATACCATGCCTAACAGTCTTCCTTCCATCGCCAAAATAGAATAAATCGTGCAATTCACTCTGTATAGGCTCTAGTGCAAGAGGGACAATGCTATTTTTACGCCCCTTGCGGATTAACTTTCTAGTGAAAGCATTTCCAGTAGAAAAAAGGCTTGAGTGCCAAAGGCTTTGTAAATTACAAAGCGTTCCATAGCCGTCTAAAGAAGGGTTATCCGCAAAGGCATCCCATAAATCTTGCATACGATTATGGCGTCTATTTTTATTATCATGCCAAAGCACTTTCAATGACCCAACATTGGTCACATACTTATCTCTAGCAATTTTAGCATAACCATTATTGCGAATTGCGTGTAAGCTACGTTGCTGAAGCAGCAACAATTCTCTACTTATAATTTGGTCAGGCGAACCAAAGAAGACATTATTCATATCCTCTTTATATTTAGTAGATGCACCGTCGAAAGCCGTCGCCCCACGATGCAGAATGGTGTAAACGTCATCAATTACATTAGACATGCTCTGGCCTTCTTAACAACAAGGGGTACGGTTGCGTAGGTTCTAAAAGACGGGGTAGCATTAGCTGCATCTATAGTTTGCAACATTTGCATCAATTCCGTTCTATATTCCTTTAATGCGTCTAGCGTAACTTCTCCGTAGCGAAACTGACGAAAAAAGTTTCCGCTACCTACACGAAGTTCTAAAACGCGCTTACCCGATAGTAGCTGCGCTATAGCGGTATTAACAGTGTCTAATGCTACTTTAATTTCTGCGGCAGTCATAACAGTTAACTCCAATAGTATCGCTCAAGTTCTGCATAACGCTCAGGGGTATATTGTCGTATCCCATGAGCAATAGCAGCATGAAGTGCAAGTTTTTCACAGTCTATTGCTTCTTTACGCTTACCTGGAATCAATTTATAATTCTCTTTAGTATTCCCATTATGGTCAATCGTAAAGATTTTACGGCAAGATACTATTTGTTCTTCATAGCCACCGTAACTTTGGTCATTCCAATACATAATGTCGGAACGGTAATTTTCAGGAGATTTTGATGCCTGCACTGCGAGCATCATTCTTCTAAGTATCTCCCCATGCGCTTTATGTGTCCCAACGTGGTACACGGTAACACCGAGGCGTTCTGCCAATGTTCTTCTATATTGCGCCGTTGTAGCGATCTCAAACATAGAAGGTTCTCTATAAATTTCATCTTCACTAAAACGTAAATCCTTTACGCCGCGACAGCAAAGTAAAACCCCTGGGTAATCTTCGTGCATTCTATAGACAAAACGATAGACAAGTTCGGTATTAAATGCACTATCTATAGACGCCATTGTAACTGGCATTTCCTTACCACTTGCATGGGGCAGCGACACTGTCACTACCCTGCGGGCTAGTTCATCCCATATTTTATCATCACCATTTAGGGTATTTCCATAAATTTCTTCCCACTTCACTAAATATGATGTTCCATCACGCCCCCAAGCGCGTATAACATAGGCAAACCTATTATCCTGCACGTCAATACCAGCAAAAGCTATCACGGCTTCCATTGGAACTACCCCCTCTTGATAGTTTCTGCGGTATTTTCTCATTTCCTCAGGCTCCATAGCATTAAAGCCGGACGAATAAGGTTCTCCCATTTTATTATTAACAAAAGACTTCATAAGAAGTTCTTTACCTATAGCTAACTCACGTTCAGCAAGTATACGTGCCTTAGCCATTTCTACAAATGAGCTACCGGAAAAAGGGCACAGCATTTCGCTAAAGTCAAACCCGAAGGTATCTATGACACCTCCATTTTTAGGATGCCATCCCTTGGAGAAGTTGCCGGTGTGGTCGGTAAAACCATACTTTTTGCCGGCAATTATATTAGCGTTTTTCTGTTCAAAAGTCCACTCAGCCGCGCAATGAGGGCAAATGAATTTAGCACTATCTGGGTCATTTACCCCATATATTTCATCTATCTTTTTATTAGGGTAAACGTCATAGACAAGGTTATTAAATGAACTGCCATCCATAGGCACAAGTGCCGCGCAATTATGGCATTCTGCCTTAAATATCATCCAATTTGACGCTTTAATGGCACTTTCAACCCGGCTAAAGTCCTTAAAAGTTGGCGTTCCGCCAAAGATAAACTTACGCTTTATAAGAGGGACAAGTTTTTGCCGTTCTTTAAGATTGGCGAAAGTGTCGCCCTGGCCCGACACGTCATCGGGGGCATCATCAGGCTCTTCTACTTCAATATACTCTAAATTTGAGCTTTTCTGATTAGTAATACTACCGAGTGTTGAGAGGCGCAAATGCCCTCCTGGAAAGTCATAGTCATAAAATGACTTTTTATTTTCTGCAATACCTTGGTTGACAAGGGTGCGAAGCACAGGTACATTCTCAATGAATACTCTCCACTTTTCCTTAGCAAAGATTTTAGCGGCAGTAAGGGTTGGAAACCCTAATAACATTGTGGTTGGGTCAACATGAATGCGCTTTCCCCTATAATTATTGATGGTTTCTGTCCACCCTATACGTGCGCTCTTTTTAGCTACAATCGTAGATATTCTAGGATTATCCAAGCAATCGTAGACGTATTCCATATAAGGGGTTAAGTTAGCATCGAACTTACCTTCGCCAAAAGATGTTTCTTTCTTTGAAATAAGGCGATACTTTTTAGCCCAATCAATGGTAGACATTGCTGGAACTCTTTGGAATATCTTAAATAAAGACCCAAGCAAGGCTCTTTCTGGTGCGTTATAAATGGTTCTCATAATTTATAGCGTTTCTACTTCTTCTGCAATAAATGACAATTTTGCTATATCGCTGTCAAGGTCAAGCTCTAACATTTCCGTAAGAAATTTATCCGAGTCCTCTTCGGCCTGTGTTATAATGACAGAGCCAAATTCTGCCAAAGAGTTTAACACGTTGTCTACTTTAGTTCGTGTTTCAGGGAAGTCTAATGAAATTGAGACTATTCCATTTTTTATAATATGAATAAAGGGTTCATAGAAACGCCGAAGTTCTGGCTCATATAAGAGTTTTTTGCGCTTTTCAGCAATGGTTAACCACGTTTTAACCTCCGCTGCTTTATCGGCCCGCAACTTTTGCGTTAGCTGACGCTCAACAAGGGTGGCTCCCTCGGCATTAGCTGCTGCATTTGCATAATGGGCACGGCCACCAGAAGTGAAGTAGTTTCTATAGTTCTGTATTGCCTCCATGTAAGTTTGGTCACTTAATGTTTTACCACCAAACTTACCTGACTTAGCATCATTGTATAGTGCGCCGCGAGAGAGACCGAGAATGTAAGCTAGTGTATTTACGTTAACCTTAGAGTTTAAGTTAATGTTATCTACTAGCGTAGAGTTAGTATCATTGCTCATGCTTGTACTCGTCTTGAAATTTGTCCACTTTTTTTGTAAAATTATCTTGTAGGTGAACCATGTTAGACATTACACCCTGGCAAAACTTCGGCCTAGCCGGAATGGTCATTGGAGCCTTGTTCTTAACAATTTGGATGGTCGGTAAGAGTATTATACTACACTTATTGAATATGCAAAGAGAGGAACGGGCAGAATGGCGCGAATGTTTTGAAAAATCTATGGCAGACCATACTGAGGTCATTAGGGAACTTACACAAGTTGTCCATCAGATAAAGTACACTATGCCAGAAGATATAGAAGTGCCGAAAAGCTGTCCTGCATTACCAAATAAACATAGATAGGTAGAAAGATGTCAAAGAAGTTGTACGTTAAATTGCAAACACCCGTCATTGAACTTAAGGTGACTGCGAAAGATGCTGCGAATACGCAAGATAGCATAAGCGTAGGGTTTCATCGCTATGACATTCCAACGATGGAAGAAAAAATTGTCTCTTGGCAAAACCTGACTGATTTTGATGCAGTTGTTAAGGCTGAGATTGCCTACATTTGTAACGCAAAAGTCGAAATTGAAGACACAAAGACGGGTAAAGTTGAAGAACTCATCGTTGACACTAGAACGGCAGAGGCTTTGCCAGGTGTTTGGGAAACCCCCAAGGAATGCTTGGAAGTTATGATTGATAAATACTTCGCAAGTTTGCCGTGGAAAGCAGCAATTTTCACCACATTTAACATCGCAATCACTAACGCATCTTCTTACAAAGAAGATAGTCTGGGAAACTGAGACAAGCGGGGGAGGCTTTAGGTAGAGCCTCCTCTCCCCCGCGAAAGGAACTATTGAATAATAAAAGCGATGAAGAAGCATTAGAGGCTCTACTAGATATTGATAGCGACAATACTATCGTAACTACTACCGTAGGGGACGAAACGATAGTTATCGACCTATGGGAATGCAATTCACAAGTCTTTGAACTTTACAAGATTCTGTACCCCTTTACCAAAAGTGACTATACTATAGACACCACAATGTTGCTTGCGCTAATAAAAGACTTCGATATTCCATTAAGGGAAACTTTAGTTAGCGTTCAATACATACATGATGGTTTTGTAAGCATTATTAGAGGCTCTTATGGCGACTGAAACAACAAGCACTTATAAACTTTCAGTTATTGCTGAGACAGGCACTTCTGCGGAAGAACTCGGCGAACTGCTTGTACTTCTCAAAGACCTTAAAGTAAATGTAAAAGACTTCTATAGTACATTATCGAAGGGTGATGGTGGTAAATCTTTCTTCTCCCACGACCTTAAATTAGAAGCAAATAACCTACGGTCGCTAGCAAGGGCTATAGGAGAAGTTAAGTATGCCTTGCACTCGCAGGATATGGGAATAGCTAAAATGCTACTTTCAAAGGAGCAGATACTTAATATGGCCGAGTATCGAGACCTTGAGAGTAAATTACGCACAGGGGAAGAGCAAACGACGCAACATATTACGGCCCAACTAGCGGAGCGTGGTAAAGCCACTGTAAGTGAGTTTAAGAAAACAAGCAATGCCCTACTTAACCAGGAAGAATTGCTTGAATCTGAAAGCGCAAGGGTTATATTAAATGGAGAAACGACCCGTATAGGGATTATACGCAGTTATGCCAACCAGCGTAAAGCTATTATGCGTTCGTTGGCACTCGACCTTAAAGAGTTAGAAGAAATAATTTATAAATCGGAAGACCCGGAAAAGCTAGTATCATTTGCGAATGCTATGAGAGCTAGCCTTGTGGCCGATTCAATGGAGAAATTGCGTTTAGCACAGGCGCAAGCGCAAGCAACACTAGCAGAACAAGATAAATTTAAGCAAGCACTGCAAAGTACGAGTAATTTATTTAAGGAATACATAAATGACTATAGGAGTCAAATAGACGTTGAAATAGCTATTGCCAAACATGGGGAAGACACTATACGGGGGATAGAGCTAAAACGCGCTCATGACATTCTTACGATTCGTAAAAATACTGATATTGCGATAAAAACACTCATTGCTAACGCGCAAAAAGAAGGCCCAACAGCCGACACAACCGCGTTAACTAATGAGATGAATCGCGTTACGTTAAGTGCAGAGAAGGCTGAAAAGGCTATACAAAGTGAAACCCAAGCTAGACTTGAGGCAATTAAAACTGAAAAGGAAATTTATGATAAGAAAAAAGAATGGATTACGCAATATCTGCGTTATAATGAAAAAGCAGTAGAGCTATCGCTGGCACACGAACAGGCGGTTATGCTAGGGGGCAATGATAGCCTTAAGGCATTGCAGACGAAATATCAGCAAGACCTACTAGCTATTACTAGAGAGTATGAGGCTAAACGCGATGAGGTAAATCAGCAATACTTAGAGAATAAGATTGCTAGGGAAAGTACGGTACAAAGGAAGCTAAATGCCCTTATGGAGGAACGAAGCGCAAGAGCTATCGAGGCTTATGCGCCTATTAAACGCTATAAGGATGAGGAAGCAGCAATAGCAGCGTTGCTTCGTAAGCAAAAAGAGGCTAATAAAGAAGCCGTGGCCTCTATACAAATGGCTAATAAAATTGAGCTATCTGTATACCGCACAGGGTTAGAGTCTAAAGAGACTAAATTGCTCATGTTTGCTGAACGTGAGAAAGAGATTTATAAAAGTCTAGCTGCCGCCTTAGCTTCTATTGATGATAAGATTAAAAATAAAACTATAACAACATTAGAAGAAGCTACGCAAGCAAGAAATGCCATTATAGGTAACTATAAGGCGCAACTAACGAATTTACAGCGTGCAATCGCCTCGGTTGAACCTAACCCGGAAAAGGTAAATGCTTATAATATGAACCTTGCCCAGAGCATAGCGCATTACACTAAGGTGTACGCTATTATGGGCAGCATTTATACTATATCTAATAAGATACAAGAGGTTTTACGAGAAATACCTAAAGAAGGTATTGAGCTTGAATCTACCTTTGCTAGCTTAGAAGCTACTATGGGTAGTGCAACTGAATCCGCCATGCAATTCCTTAAAATAGATAAGGAAGCAAAAAGGACAGGTATTGCAGTAAATACACTGCGTGAGAACTTTAGGAACTTCGCGGCATCCTCGACTATGGCCGGTGAGAGCGTCGAGACAACGTGGGAAATCTTTAAGAATATAAACACTGTAATGACTACATTACATGCTAGTGGGGATAAAACCGCGCATGTATTTCTAGCCATTGCACAGATGTTTAACAAAGGTAAAATTCAAAGTGAAGAGCTAGTTAAACAGCTTTCAAACTACCTACCTGGTGCATTCTCTAGTTTTGCTGCTGCAACCGGTAGAACTACTATGCAGCTTGCGGAGGAAATGAAGAAGGGAAATGTATATGCCCATAAAGAGCTTGATGCGTTTTCACGCTTTATGGCCGAACGCTTTGGAGGTAGCGCATTTGAAGCAGCGCGAGAAGGGCTTAATGCTGCTATAGGGGATTACCAAACCGCAGTAACTAAACTTGAAGATAATGTTTATAGAACATTTGAACAAACTCTAAAGACGCTACTTAGGGGTGTCACTTCGTATGTAGACGCCCTCACGGAGGCTTCTGCCGATACCTATAAATTCAGTGAAAGCATTGGGGCAGTTCGTGGTGCCCTAGAAGGGCTACTTGGTATTGCGGCAGTTCAGACGCTTATTTCACTTTTGCCAAAAGTACTTAATCCTGCGGGATTGGCTATAACAACTTTTGGTGCTAGCCTTGGCTACTTAAACGTACAATTAGATAAGGGAGCTGTTGTAACTGATGTATTATTGCATAAGTTAAGTGAATTGCAGAAAATACCGGAGGAAGAAGCTGCATTAAAGCGCATTGATTTACTTAAAAGGCAAAAAGATGTAACTGAAGCATTCACGCAAGCACAAAAAAGCCTTCAAGACTACACTAAATCGGCTGAACCTATGCTGTCTAATGAAAATGCAGCAGCTAAAGGTAGAGTTGATGAGTTTATAAAGAAATTAAATGAGCAAAAAGGGCAAATAGTTGTACTTGGGGAAACTATAACAAGGGAAAGTTTGGCTATACCGGAGAACGCTGACCCGAGGGTTGTATACCATACTTACTTTGAGAAGATAAAAAGCGTCGTAGAGGCAGAGCTAACTAGGGTTAATAAAGCTGTCGCAGATTATAAGCCTACTGCTCCGGGGGAGAATACTGCGCTATTTGAAGCATTCAAGATGAGTGAGAAGGATGTATCATCATTTGAAAAAGGTCTTCGTAAACAGTTTGAAAAGTATCAACAAGTTCATCGGGAGCAGTTAAAAGAATTTATAGCTGCCAGGGAAGCTGACATTGAGGCTCTAAAGACTAAAGCATCGCCCGCCATTGGTGAAATATCACCACAAGAAGCCTTGCAGAAGACGCTTGAATTGCAACAGCAAATAGCAGAAGCTAGTAGAAAGTCTAAAGAAGAGGAAATAGAGTATGCAAAGCAGTTGCATCAGACTTTCATTGAAGTTGGCTCTACTATTAAAAAGGATATAACATTACTTAGTGATGAGTTACCTAATGCCATTAAATTAGCAGAAAGCAGCTTAAAGACGGCTGATTATAGAACATTAACTAAGGCACAGCGAGGCAATTTAGTTAATGCCGATAGCACTGCTATTGGGCCGATGCAGACTACACGCGCTGCTTACCTTGAAGGTATGGGCGTAAACGACAATAATAGAAAAGCACTAGAGGAACGCTTCAATAATGCTTACAAAATAATTCATGAAATTGCTACGCAAGCAAAGAATGAATTAAACCAGGTTCAAGTAGACGCATTGCAGGAAACGGAAAAAGCTGGACAGGCTTACCTAAACCAGCAGATAGAGAATTTTGGCAGAATTAAACTAGCACTGCTTGCTTATAAAGAGGGGCCATCTTCCGTCAGGGCATGGTTGACTTCTATAAATAAGACAGCAGCAGAAGTCACAGAAGATGAGATAAATGCTAGGTTAAAGACACTAGGTGGGGCCGCTGAAGCCTACGTTAACAAAGTGCTATCTTCTGCCGTTAAATCATCCACGATGACTAAAGAGCAGAAAGAGGAACTTGTTTTAAGTTCTGAACTTCTTAAATTAGACAGTGAACGGGCAGAAATTCAGAGTAAGACGGCAAAGGACATCGCATTAGCCCAACGAACGTATGCTGCGCTAACGCAAGAGTTTGAAAAACAAGCCAAAAGTACTGCGGCTACGGTCGGGGCAGCTATTGACGCGCTGTTGGGTAAGCCAACAAAGACCTATAATGACTACTTAGCGAAGGCTGTTGACTTAGATAGGGCTATAGCATTCTATGAAACGCAAAAAACTAGCGAAGCCACCAAACAAGTTGAATTGCTTAAACAACAAAAGACCCTTTATGAGGCATTAGCGAGTGCTAAAGATAAAGAACTTGCTACTCAAAAAGCATTAGAAAATAGCCGGTCACTTGCAGGGCATCGCGGCAGCATTGTGCAGGCGCAAATGGGGGCGGGGCTTATTGGAGAATGGGAGGGGGCTTCTCGGCAAACTGAAATTAACAAGCAGCTAATGGCAGACACGCAAGCGGCATTAGATGCTTGGAAGAAGCAAAAAGAGACCCTAACTGGCGCGGGTCAACCAGTCCCAGAGTCATTAACTAAAAATATCGAAGAAGCACAATGGCAATTACAGGAACTTGGTATAACGGGCGATGTTGTTGCGAACAAAATAAGAACTACACTACAAGGGGCTTTTGCTAATTCATTTAAGGACTTTATATCAGGGGCTAAAAGTGCCAGCGAGGCTATGCAAAGTTTTGCTATGACTATACTAGATAGTGCTATGCAGATTATGGCTAATAAAATAGCCATGATGTTCCTCTCTAAAGTGGCTGGCATACCAGGACTTAGCTTTTTGGGCGGCGCAGAAGCAGCTGTGCCTAGCGCAAAAGGTAATGTTATAAGCGATGGGAAGGTAAAGCCATTTGCTAAAGGTGGTATAGTGACTTCGCCCACCTTATTCCCACTCCGTAATGCAACTGGTTTAATGGGAGAAGCAGGGCCAGAGGCAATAATACCTTTACAGCGGGGTAAAGACGGTAAATTAGGTGTTGCAAGTGGGCAAGGTACATCGTATAATACAGTCAATAATATCTCAGTTACTATAGAAAAGTATACAGGTAAAGATGACCCAGAAACTACGGCTGCAAAAATCGCTGAAGCAATATCGAGAAAAATTGCTAAAGAAGAAATTGCATCAGCAAGCCGTAAAGGTGGTCGACTAGCCCCTGTAGGAGCATTCTAAATGGCGAACTTCATACTGTTACCACTTCCTGAAAAAATACTTGTTGATGCAGCAAAAACAACGACCTTTAGAACGCTTCGGGCTTCTTTTGGTGACGGCTATAGTCAACGTGCCCCTGATGGTATAAATGCCAGAAGCGATAAATGGGATATAAAGTGGGGTGCGCTAACGCTTGAGGAATTACAAATTGTTGAAGCTGCACTAGACTCTGTTGGCGGTCATGGGATTTTACTCTGGACACCTATCGGGGAGACCGTCCAAAAGAAGTTCGTTAACACAAAAGCAACGTACTCGCGCACAAGGGTTAATAGTACTGCGTACACTGTAAGTGTATCCCTCGATGAAGTATTTGACATACAACCGACGCCGACGGCATAGCAAAGGTATTTATGGATTCCGTTAAAACTGCCTTCATCGAATTATTTGAACTCCATATCCCTGCGGCAATTCCACTTACCCCTGGCATATCCCGTGACTTCTACTTCTGTAATTCAGGAAATGTTACGTTCACTCGCGGCGGCGCAACGCAACAATATGTTGCTTTCCCAATAGCCATATCCGGCATTGCCCAAACATCTAGCGGTGCGCCACCACGGCCTAAACTTAGCCTTTCCACAGTTGACCCCCTAGTTAGTCAATTAGCCTTTCTTTACTCCGACATCGTAGGGACAAAAGTAGTTTACATACGGACATTTGAAGAATACCTAAGTAGTGGTATTGGCTCATATCCATTAAACATGGAAATACTTGCTAAAACAAGCCATAATAAGAATGGTCTTGAGTTTGAACTCCGGTTTCCAACTGACAGAGAAACAGATTATCTTCCAAAGAAACAGATGCTTAGGAATGAATACCCTGGTATGGGTACAAATAAGAGGGCGATGTAACAATGATTGCAAGCAACAGTTTCAAGAACTTGTCGGCTGAAACGTGGGAGCAAATAGCTGAATTGGCCTTAACCCGCTTTCCAAAAGAACTATGCGGGGTACTGCACGGTGGTGAGTTTATAGAACTTGAGAATATCGCAGAAGAGCCTGAAACATCCTTTAGGTTTGACCCTGCACAGTATGTTCACTATGAATCTTGTGATGCAATAATACACAGTCATACTAAGAAGCATAAGCGGGCTTATAGGCTCGACCTACGTACCCCATCGCGTGCGGACAGAATTGGCCAGATTGAAAGTAACAAGCCTTGGGGAATAATTGCAACGGATGGAAACAGCGTTATGGAACCTATTTGGCTTCCAAGGACGCCGAACAATAGCTATTTGGGTCGCCCATTCATCTGGTTCATAAACGATTGCTACACACTTGTGCAAGACTATTACTTGCATGAGTTCGGCATCCGTCTTATAGACCATGCACTTGAGTTTGACTATATGCAAGGGCATCGTTTGCAAGATAAGGTATTTGAAAAATACATTAGTGCAGCGGGCTTTGTCGAACGTGATGTTGTAGGGGAACTTCGCAAAGGGGAACTACTTTTGCTGAATCATGCCGGTGTTGAGCAATCCCACTTAGGTATTTATACAGGGGAGACTGTGCTGCATCAGGACATACTGTCTACCATAGTTTCCATTGACAGAGTGTATCATAAGATAAGTAGAGTGCTGACGCATCCTGCCGTTAAATTGGAGGCTGTATGATAGTTATGCCTATGGGGAAATACGATGTTTTTCCGAAAAAGGAAATACCTGCAACCACGTTACGGCAGCTTCTTGCTGGACTTCGCAGGGAATATGGGCAGCATTTCATACAATCGGTTCGTGGGCACGCAATACTGTTTAGCGGTGACACAAGCGTACCGCCATTTGCGCTTGTCGAGCATGGCTTTGACATGGATATAAGTGCTTATGGGTATCTTGGGATAGTACCAGAAGTAGCGGGAAATGAGCCAATATCATTCACTGCTATTGCGGCAAATATAGTAGCTTATTCCGGGGTTGTTTCCGCCTTCGGTTTATCCGCAAGTACAGCCCTTTTTCTTGTTGATGCAGTTGTGCTTGTCTTACAAGTTGGGCTTGCAATCGGCCTTGGTATGCTTGCCCAAGCAATATCGCCCACGCCTACAACAAAAGATGCTAAACAAGCACAAAAGCGTGAGTCTAGTCTATGGAATGGTAACCAAGCAACAAATATAGAAGGTAGTGTATTGCCAATGGTATTTGGTAGCCCCTTTTGTGGCGGCGGGGTTATGATAGCTAATAGTCTTACGACAGAAGACATCTCACTTGTGACGCCAATTACTCCTATACAGCCATGACAAGCCAATTCACGCACAAAAGCAACACCGGAACCGGCCTAACTATTTATGGCGAGGGTAAAGGGGGTAAAGGCGGTGGAAGTGCCCCCATTGAAGAAGATGATACTCTTGCAAGTAAGCAAGTGTTGCGGGTTCTATATGCCGTTAGTAATGGGCCAATCCACTCAGTGCAGGAAGTTTACATAAATAGAGTTAAACTAGCACAAGATGCCGATGGGAAATATAATATACCTGGAGTAATAACGGACTATCGTGACGGGGATATTGCACAGGCGGTTATAAGGGGGTTTTCAGCAGTAGAAGCAGCCTCCGGCATAGCGACACCACTAAAAGTTAGAAAGTCCGGCAACCAGTATCAAATAATACCTGTTCCTGCTTCCCGCGATAGACTTCGCATAACTATGGTGTTAGACAGCCTGCGGTTTGTCGATGAAGACGGTAACATCAGAAAGTATGAAGTCAGTTTTTCTTTTGCAACAGGGCTTAACGGTACATATAGCTCATTTGATATAGGTTCTAAGCAAACTGTTACTAAATCAGGTAAATCCTCGGGTGCATACGCATTCGATGTAATCGTGGAGAAGCCAGCAGCAGCAGAACTTATCACTACCTCTTGGTACGTCCTGGTTGAGCGTGTCACAGAAGATGATGACGACGCCATCACAAAGCGCACAAAGTATTCGTCTGCAACGATTGCTGCCCTAACGGAAATAACAGACGTTAAACTAACATATCCCACTACTGCCCTTATAGGGATGACCTTTCTAAAGGCTAAACGATTAGGCGGGGCATTCCCTGACCTTATTTATAAAGTACGTGGGATACTTGTGCCCGTGCCGAGTGCAACATACTATACCCCCGAAACAGGGACATACTCTGGTATATGGAATCTGACAAGTTGGGCAAACATAGGTTACCCAAGTGCTAATCCTGCTTGGCAAATACTATACTTGTTACGCGATACTACCTTTGGGCTAGGTATTAGTGATAGCGATATAGACATCGGGGCATTCTATGCTTTTGCAAAGTATTGCGACGAAGCCATACCTATGTATGAGTTTACCCGCAACGAGGCTACTGGCCAATGGACGTATGAGCAAACTAGTACGCGCCGACGCTATGAACTCCACAACCAGTTTAATGAAAGGGAACCAGCTATACAAATGCTGGCCTATTTCTACAGTGCCGGTATAGCACGTCCAACCATCAGCAAAGAGGGTTTACATTCTGTTGTTTGGGACAGGCCACGGCTTCCGTCAATACTCGTAACGAATAACAATGTTGTTGACGGGGTGTTTACATACGGGTCAAACTCACTCGACGAACGGTATACTACTGTAACTGCAATATACAACGACATTAACGAAGTTGGGAAAACTACGACTGTAACGGTTCCGCTAACGTCTTCACAAGATGATTGGGAAGCAGAGGAGAGGATGCTGGCAGCAAGGTATGGTTACAAATCCCTAGACTTACCCCTTATAGGGTGTTATAATCGTGACCAGGCAATAGTTAAAGCACGTTGGGCACTTTACAGGAACTCTATCCTGACGGAAACACTGGCATTTGCCGTGCTATTCGACGGATTGTCGTTTGAAATAGGAGACATAATTCAAGTAATGGATGAGTTCCGCGACACAAGTGCTATGCACGGAAGGATAGAAATGGCGATACCAAACAGTAGGAAACTTCTGCTAGACCGCCAGCTTACCTTTGTTGGTGGGACTCCATATACAATCCATTACTATTCTGCCACTGGACTAAAGAGTAAGCAAATAGTGCCAGATAGCGCAGATACAGTTACAACTAACATAGTTACGCTCACTGTAGCAGCTACCCCAACTCCAGAATCTCCATTCATAATAACATCATCTGTAACCGCCGGTACGCTTTGGGAAATAGTAGGACTCTCTGTCAGTGAAGACACGCAACAAATAGCTGTTAGTTGTGTTGCTTATAGCGATGCCCTCTATGAGTATATGGCTCGAAAAGTTAAGATTGAGAAAAACCCAGTATATGCTACAGTTTCCCCTGCAATCTATACAGTTCCCCCCGTTGAAAATGCAAGTATAAGCTCTAGTGCAATATCGGCACTTCAGCCTAATATGCTTGTAAAATGGGAGTGGTTTTACGACGATACCGTTAGACAAAAATACCGTAATATGCAAGCAGCCTATGCGGCTTCTCCAACAACGGCACAAATACCCTACATACCTAATCCGTACACCCCTGAATTTGAGGTATGGTATCAACACTCTCCAACAGGAGAAGCATATACAAAGATTGAAACTAACCTTATGGAAGTGGAAATTCCAAAAGTAACTGATGGACTCTATACTTTTAAGATTTTTGCTGTTAATGCTAAAGGTGTCCCGTCTGTTCCAGTAACAATCGCAGATTATTCACCGACAATAAAGGACTTAGACACGGTAACGTATACAACAGGAATTCTTGATGCCTCAGAGACAGAAACAGGTAGTTTTACTATTTTCAAAAAGTACGACCTAGAATACATTGAAGTATCTGCCCCTTGTAAAATAAAACTTTACAGAGGCCCTATTGGAACGCTTCCGGTAACTATAGACGAGTTAACACTAGAAACTCAACAACTTGACCAAGTGATTATGCGTGCGGAATACACAGATAAAAACTATGTACCATTCTTTACTGCTGAAATAACTGAAACTGACGGATTAGACATTGACCCTCCTATTAGAGGAAAACACACAAAGATTGTTGGAGACAGTTATGATTTGGCTCAAGTAAAACTGAGTTCAACAGCCGGAATAAAAGTGATTAACTTAAGTGGTACGAGGCAAGCAATTACAGTGCGCTTTTGGGTGAGGAAATTAGCATGAGTAAGATTCTCGTTCCTGCTAGAGGCGGTGCTGCTGATGTGGCACAAATAGAAAAAATAGATTTTACTACAGATAAGGCGTTAACGCCTAAGTTGTTTTTGGAAGTTCCTTTAGTTGGGGTAGAGGTAGTAAACTCGCAAAAAGCAGTAGGTCTTCATAACTACAAACCAGAAGCAACATACGACAGAGTAACAATAGATTCTCCAAAAAGATACGAAATTATCGCTATCGACACAACGCACCACATCAGGCTCACATTCTACCGATGCCCAACTAGACCTACTGTAGAGTTTCAGGATATTGAGGCAAACGAGTTTGTTAGAGACGACTTCTATAGGTTTTTGTATCTACAATATCAGGATGGTACTGATCCCACTATATCCCCATTTATGGCAAAAGACATATATGACAATAGGTGGGAATTATGGGCTTTATCTCGGTCGGAATTTTCTATGAAGCCTAAACCCGGCGCATATTCCGCTTACATTAACTTTATTAACTTTAATTTAATGCCTGTAACCAGTATAGTTATTCGCCCAAGAAACGTTGTTCCTGATTTATCTGGCGGAAAACAAATTTACCACTTGGAAACCCCTATTACGGTACATAACTTAACATGGCCGGGAGACCCGGAAGATTGGAAGGAGTATCTGGCACCACCCCCTACGTGGAATGACGGCTTGGTTGCTATTAGCGATGACTTTTACTTTAAGATAGCAATGACACCACACACCGCTACAGACCCAGACCGGGAAAAGTTTAGATTAGAAAAGGGGGTACCAATAGGAAAAACTAGAATGCTAGTTAAAAGAGTTGACGAATACTCAAGGTGGGATGCGATGAACTACAGAGAATATACTATAAATAACATAGAAAGTAAATACAACGAATTCGTTAGAGAAAATGCGGAGCGTGTTTCTTTGACTTTCTACATAAGGAGACTCCCATGAGTGTTAGAGTCACTACCCCAACTGACAGAGACTTAAATTATATCTACGAGGATATAACGTCTGTAAAAAACTCCCTTAAGTCTGCTTCTACTGTCCCTACTGGAGTAGGGGCAAACGAAGTTCCATTAAATGCTTATCTTGGGGCACTTGCTTACGCTGACAACATTGTTATCACGAAAGATGACGTAGGCTTAGGCAGCGCAGATAACACAAGTGATGCAGACAAGCCTATTAGTACGGCCATGCAGGCCGCACTTGACTTAAAAGTAGCACTGCGTGAAGGCTATGCTTTATCAAAGAATGATTTTAGCGACGCATTAAAGGTTAAACTTGAAGGGATAACCCCAACGGACTATGTGCAAACATGGACACTTGGGGCACTTGCCTACCGCGACAGTATAAATTATGCTGAAATTGAGGGAACCCCAGTTATACCTGTGCAGGTTAAGGCTAATTGGCAAACAACTGCCACGGATGACTTGTCGTATATTCAAAACAAGCCAAACCTGGCCACTGTTGCTACTAGCGGAGCCTATGCGGACTTGCAAGGTAAGCCTAACCTGGCGGCCTATGCCGAAGAATGGAAACTTGGGGCATTTGCCTATAGAGATGGCATTGACTACGCCGAAATAAGTAATACCCCCGCACCGCAAGTGAATGCTGATTGGAATAGCGTTGCAACGGATTCGCCTGCGAGAATACTTAACAAGCCTAGTCTAGCGACTATTGCAACAAGTGGGCTTTATGGTGATTTGCAAGGCACGCCCGACCTCAGTGTTTATGCTAGGCGATGGGAAATGGGGGCACTTGCTTACCGGGACAACATTGACTATAGTGAGATTAGTAACACCCCTACTATTCCGGCTGCCCCTGTACAGAGTAATTGGAATACCACGGCATCAAGTGACCTATCATATATTGTAAATAAGCCAACACTAGGGACAGCGGCTTCTTTGAACACGGGCACTGCTAGTGGCAATGTACCAGTGCTTGATGCTTCTGGTAAGTTAAACACAAGCGTACTGCCATCACTGTCAATAACAGATATTTATGCCGTTACAGCCTTAACGGATATTGCTACTGGAAGCATTCAAAAAGGGGATGTTGCAATAGTAACGTCTGTAAGAAAGTCCTACATTTGGGACGGTACAGCCTGGCAAGAATTGCTCACGCCAACAGATGCAGTAACAAGTGTCGCAGGGAAAACGGGGGTTGTTACACTTACGAAAAGTGACGTAGGTCTGAATCTTGTTGATAATACAAGTGACGTTGGCAAGCCCTTAAGCACTGCTATGATTGCGGCTTTGTCTGCAAAACAAGATATTTGGGCTTTAGGGGCTTTAGCCTTTCGAGACGGTGTTGACTACACGGAATTGTCAAGTCTTCCTACGAAACTTAGCGAATTCACTAATGATAGCAATTTTCTCACTTCGACGACGTTAAGTATAACAACAGACAAACTCCCGACAATTCCTGTTAGTAAATTAGCTACGCTAACGACAGATGTCATACCTTCACTACCGGCTAGTAGGATAACTGGACTTGGAACTGCCTCTGCTAAAGATATACCTGCTATTGGGAATGCCTCTACAACTCAAGTTGTTTTTGGTAACGACACTCGGCTTTCAGATAGCCGCCCTGCAAGTGACGTAGCTGCTTGGGCTAAAGCATCCGTAAGACCTACGTATACCGCAAGTGATGTAGGATTAGGCAGTGTTAACAACACAAGTGATGCGGATAAACCAATTAGCGCGGCTACAGCGAGTGCGTTGCAAATTAAACAAGATACTTGGATGTTAGGTGCTTTTGCCTATAGAGATAGTATAGACTATACGGAAGTAACAAATACCCCGGCTACACCTGTACAAAGTAATTGGGCACAGGTTGCCACAGACCAACTTGACTACATTAAGAATAAACCGGTAAACTTAAGTCAATTTACTAATAATAGTGGGTTTCTTACGGCAAATACACTTACAACAGACGTGCTGCCGAGCATCCCGCCAAGTAAACTTCTGACACTAACAACAGACAAACTTCCAAGCATACCTTCCAGCAAATTAGAAATACTTACGACTGACAAACTTCCAAGTATACCTTCTAGTAAACTACAAGCGTTAACTACAGATTTATTACCAACAATTCCTGCTAGTAAATTAGCAAGCCTTACTACTGACAAACTTCCGAGCATTCCACCGAGTAAGCTACAGACTTTAACGACGGATTTATTGCCGACAATTCCTGTAAGTAAACTTGCGACACTTACGTCAGATGTTATACCAAGTTTGCCTACAAGTAAAATAACAGGGTTAGGTACTGCTGCAACGAAAAACATTCCTGCAAGCGGAGACGCAGGGACAACTGAAGTAGTCTTAGGTAGTGATAGTAGGCTTACGAAACCAGTGGATGTTAGTTGGGCATTCGGAGCAATGGCCTACCGGGATACTATAGAGTATAGTGAGTTATCAGGCCAACCTACATTAGGCACTGCTGCAAGCAAAAACACCGGAACAGGGAATGACAATGTTCCCCTGTTGGACAGTCTTGGGAAACTTTCAAGTAATGTTATACCTTTTGGCACTACCAATAGTTCTGTTGCTTATGGAGATCATACGCATACTGCGTATGCGGCGGTTGGCCATACCCATTCTGCGTATGCGGCGTCTGACCATACCCATTCTGGGTATTTGTCTGCGGTTCCAACGGCAGCCGATACTGTTACAGGCGGAGTAAGGACAGGGTATACTGAATCAGGAACTAATTATGCGGTTAAACTAGACTCTAATTCTAAGGCGTATGTAAATGTTCCTTTGGCAAGCCATACTCATACAGAGTATTCTAGTACGTCCCATTCGCATAGCAGTTTTAGTAACGACTTACTTATAAATAGCCTGACTTGTGGTAGAGGTAACGGCGATAGTACATCTAATGTTGCTTTTGGATATGACTGTTTCAAACTTAATTCAGGAACGCATAATATAGCTATAGGGAATGAAGCCCTGAAAAGTAACACAACAGGCTTACGAAATACCGCAGTTGGAAGTCAAACTTTTGGCTCCCTAACAACCACTAGCGACAATACCGGTATCGGTTACGGGGCACTTAACCGTGCGACAGGGACGGAAAATACTTGCGTAGGGTCTTATGCCGGGTATCTTACAACTTCTGGTAACTATAATACCGTTATTGGAAGTAAGGCTTTTTCCACAAACACTGCTGGTTACGGCAATACCATTTTAGGCGCGTCTGCGGGAAATGCGTTAACAAGTAATTTTAACGTAATACTAGGTTATAAAGCGGCAGAACTTTTAGGTGCATCAGATAATAATACTATAGTAGGGTATAATACCGCGCAGAACCTAGTTAGTGGGGTACAAAACACTGTAATTGGAAGTAGGATAAATACAGGTGATGTGTCAAACCACGTATTTATTGGTGATGGTGGGGGGAATATAAGGGCAAAACATGACGGCACTGATTGGATAATGAATGGTCGCGTGTATGCCACAGGATTTTCTTTCAATTCGTCTAATATGCTGTTAGGAAGTGGTGCAGGGAACTCAATAACGGCAAATGCAACAAGAAATGTTGCTATAGGGCAAGACGCGCTTCGAGCTAATGTACAAGGGACTGGTAATGTCGCCATTGGGAGCAATGCTCTATACGCCTCTGGTGGTAGTAGTAACATATCCATAGGTGAGAACTCTCTCAACAAGTATACCGGGTCTACGTCTATAGCAATAGGGGCTTATGCCCTACAGGAAAACATTTGTGATATAGGGAATATAGCCATTGGCTATGAAAGCCTAAAAATGGCAAAAGTTAGAAATGCAATAACTGGCTTAATCTCTGTTACAACAGGTAGTACCATAGTAACAGGGCATTCTACTTTATTCCTGTCTGAGTTGTCTGTCAATGCCTTTATTGTTACAAGTTCTGGGTATTTTTTAGGGCAAATAGGCTCAATTCAGTCAAACACCCAACTTACGCTGAAATCTGTATCAAGTTATACCTTGTCTTTTGTAGGGCTAAATAACCCTAATGTTGTATTTGCCTACAATCTTGCTATAGGGAATTACTCTGGAAACAGAATCAGCACAGGTACAAATAACTTTATTATAGGCAGCAACTCTGGGAAAAGTTTAACTACAGAAAACAATAATTTAATTATTGGCTCGAATACTTCAACTGATAATAGTGGGAACTTTGGTATAGTCAATGTTGGCGGCAGCACAGGTGGAGGTAATACCGTAATAGGCAGCGACCTATTAAATAACATTAAAATCTCTACAAACAACAATGTTTTTATTGGGTCTAATGGAACAATCAGAGCTAGGTACTACGGCGATACAAGTAAATGGGAGTTTATAGGGCCAATACAAAAATTAAGACACGCTCATAACAGTGCAGTTCTTATAACTTCTGGTGCAATAGAATTAGACTGCTCTGTTTATCAGTCTTTTTGGGTTCATCGCACAGCAAACATTACTAGCATAAATATAATCAATGCCCAAGGCCCAGAGTTCGTAATTAGAATCTATTTCCAATCCGACTCCGCAGGAACCCTTAGGACAGTGTCTTGGCCATCATCATTCAGGTGGATGAATGCTACAGCAGATACGCTTACGCAAACGGCAAACAGAGTTGATATAATGGAATTATCTACATTAAATAATGGAAGTACTTGGTATGTATTACGCAACAGACAAAATGTTTCTTTGTAAAATAGGTGAAATATGTTTAAGCAGGCAGAATTAGTTGAACTTAGAAGAAGTAGAAGCCTAGAAGGGGCTATTACTGGAGTCGCCTTTACTGTAAGAATTGAAGATACCCATAATGGAAGTATCTTATATGAAATAAAGTTGGATGACTCTGAGTTGGCCAATGTCTTAGCTATAGAGAATAAGCAGCAGCAAGGGGAATACGTTAAGGCTTTACTTGCTCCTAAGATTAAGATGATTTACGCTAATTGGGAACTGACGTTTCCGAAAGAGCGTATAAATGGGGCAGACGTTGCTGAGATGTTCGGAGTGACTCCCGTTATCACAGCGGAGTAGTCCTAGGGTGTCGCAGAGGGTTTTGGTACTAATATGTTAACTGAATTGTGAGGTAAGATATGGCTATAACATCCCCAATTATAAACTTAGTTGCTCATCCTAAAATGGTGCTACCTAAGCTGTTTACGTTTACGAGAAACTCTCAAGGTGCATACATAACCCAACAAGAATCGCTAAAAATTGCGGCGATTGACACTCCACGACTTGGCTTTGAAGGTAAAACTGACGAATTTACTGGCTTAATGCTAGAAAATAGCACAATAAACAGGCTAAAAAGCAATAACGTCAGCACAAGAGACTTTACTACAGCAAGTTGGACACGCTCTGGCGTTACTGTTTCGCAGACTGCTTATGGGTTAAAAGACGAAAGTGAGTCTGGTTCACGTTTAGCTTCTTTAGTTACTACAAGTGGGTCAGCCGGGTCTGTAAAAGCAACCTTAACGGGATTAACTCCTGGAAGTACCTACACTATATCAGTGTATGCTAAACGAATATCAGGTACAGGAGCTTTCAAATTTATAGGGAACAATGTTGAATTAACTTCATCGTTTAACCCTACTAGCGATTTAGCTGGAACTACATTTTATCGCTATTACACAAAGTTTTCTGCTTCAGCGTCAACTTGCATAGTAGGTATTAGTATTCCCGCTAATAACTCTTTTGTATTTGACTATATTCAAGTCGAACTAGGGAATTTAACTAGCATTGTTCCTGGAAGTTTGGCCAATCGAGCTACTGAAGCCTTAGTACTACTAGAGAATAATGCGGCTTCGCTTGTTAAACCTTTTGAGGGAACTTTCTACTTAAATTTGCGGTTTAATGAAAACTCAGATAAAATTGCCAATCAATCCTATAGCATAATGAACGTCGGCAACAGTTACGGGCCTATAGCTGGGACTAACTTAACGTCAACAACGCTATCTTTAGGTGCAAACACATCAAGTAGTCCAGCCAATAATAAATTTACAATTACTGCATCACCGGGCACAGACTTTACACAAGATACTATAACAACACGAGAATACCACAAAATAGCCCTTACCTATAAATCAACCGGAAACTTAAAACTTTGTGTTGACGGAAAAACCCCAATAGCCGATTCTTCGGTGTTTAATGCAGGTATATCGCCTGAAAACTACGGCGGGACTTTACTTAGAATAAATCCTTTTGATGGTGGATTACTCCATTTCGCCTATTTCGGAACGGCTTTTGGCGATGCAGACCTAGTTTCCCTCACATCCTAACCACGACAAACACTCCCATGAAACTCAACCTCCCCGCTGCAAAAGCCTACATACTTGCCAGGCTTCGTGAAGCATCAACATACAGAGGGCTTGTCCTCATCCTAACCGCCCTTGGGGTTAAACTAAGCCCCGACGAGGGTGAGGCTATAACCATTGTTGGGCTTGCTCTAAGTGGTCTGCTCGGCGTCACCCTGACGGACAACCCTAACCGCAATGCGTAAAAATTACCCAATAACGGCCCTTCTAGCCTTCCTATGCTCCGCCTCTGCCGCCACCACGCAAGGCACCCTTTCTAGTGTACTTGAGGTAATTGACGGTGATACAGTTACAGTAGCCGCACCCTATTTACCTGACCCGCTTCCAAAGGTACTTTTACTACGCATAGCGGGGGTTGACACACCTGAGCTACGTTCTAGCGACCCAAATGAGCGTGAGGCCGCTAGAAAAGCCAAGGATTTTGTATCAGAAACAATCAAAAATGGCGGATATACTGTCAAGATAATCTCATGGGATAAGTATGCCCGCCTACTTGGTGACATCACGCTGCGCGATGGTAAACTATTATCTAATACCCTTATTGAAAAGGGTTTAGGTGTTCCGTATAACGGGGGTAGAAAAACCGGCTTCTAATTCCCTCCTATAGGATACCCACCCTTTATAGTTACCTACCATAAAGGGTGAATCCGCAATACCTGCCAACGGTGAGCCATCAAAGAGCATGGCAGCGCGAGTGCAAACAGCCAGTTCTGCCTTCGTAAGCGGCCTAGCGCAATGCTCAAAGGGACTCATGTGGCCGTCAGCCAATAGGCGGTCATGCAAGACGGCATCTGCTTCACGGGTATTTTCCTTCCCATCATGAGATAAATAGGATACGCGAGCGCATCTAGCGACGCTAGTTACTTTATCGTAGCCATAGGGCATGTGCCAGCCACCTTGCGATAGCAATGTTGGGCGCGAAGCCCCCAGGCTAGCGCGTATGCTTCGTGCGAGTTCTTGCATTTCAGGCTGTGCTGCCTCATTGTTACGCAAAGCAAGGAAGTTGTCCCATTCAGTTGCCGTCACAAGTGTTGTTATGAAGTTAAATGGCTCTAAGTAGCGGTTTTTATGCTGCTTATGGACACCAAGGGCATCTAGCCCCCTGACGGTCAAAGCTGTCGCACACCATAAGCCCCGCACAATAGCTGACGCTAAAAGGCTCTCAAGGCCACTCATGGCGACACTTGATGACATCCCTTTGCAATTTTTATAAAATACCTCAGGGAGGGCAATGCCAGCTTTATTTAGCTTTTCTAGCTCCCTAGCTGTAGGGACTGCCCTACTTGAACTAGAATTGCGTGAAAATAGCCTATGCGTTAGCAATTCTCCATGTATTATACGTGGGTATACAAGTTCTAGCGTGGTTATTCTGCTATTATTAGCAATACTATCGGCAATTACTTTACAAGAAATCATAAAAAGCTAGCGCAATGGTGATAAAAAGGGTAAACCTATGGCAATGACGACACTTGGCTCAACGGAGCTTATATCTTGCTATGCAGATAATAAGACCAAAAGGCGAACTGTGCAAGCACTCGCGGCACTGCAATATCCGCAAGCGGTCGGCCTTGGGGTGGGGTATAGGAAGATAACCTATAAATGGAATAGGTTACTTCGGGTATATGACACCCTAACGGGCGAGTTTAGACCAGAAAAAGTAAATAGTATAGATGAAGTAGCGGTGGATGAGTTCCTTTACATTACCCTAACTACCCTTGGTAGGGTTTGCTTACCGGCTTCCACGAGATTACTTACGCCCAATGGGGGCTTTGCCTCCCTGCAAGGGTTATCTTGCGATGACGCAATAGTTATCTCAAATTACTATAAGCATAAGGTTAGTAAAGGTAATGCCAGCCCCCTAAAAGAGGTAACTGTATTTGAGAAAGCCAAAACCAGCCTTACGTTTGCGCGTAAGGTATACCAGGTGGAAATGGAAAATAACGAGGGTGCGGTTGGCCTTACTTTAGCCAATGGGCTTATTATAGCCTAGGTTGCTTCGCAGCTTCACAACTTCGCAAGCCCGCCCTACGGGCCTCCTGCCAACCATGCAAACTCCCCCGCTTCGCGCACTAACTGCCCACGGTAAAAATAGCCACTAAATTAGCCTAGAAAATACCTGCCTGCTGTAAAAATTTTCTGCAAAACACTAGGCAGAATGCGGCTTCGCAGGCTTCTCCCTTATTATAAGAAGCTAGGCAAGCCTCGCGCCTTCACCCCCGCCTCACGGCATCCCCCCACTGCTCCGCCATAGCCTCCGCCACCCCAGGAAAGGTGGCACTGCGTGCTGCTGCCCGTTCCGCCACCGGCCTTGTCGATATGTCATAGTACCACTTCGACATGCGTTTCCCACTTGAGAGCGTCACAACCTCCCCCTTATTGACAACCTTAGTCGGCACTAGTAATGGTAAATTGTATAGCCAAAGACAGGTAGCCTTTGTAGTAGGGTATCCAAACATCCAAGGATGTATTATTTGATCAGGTTTCCTATACTCTGACGACATAACCCCTATAGGGTTTTCAATAGCCTTATATGAGGCTTTCGCCTCTACAAAGGCCATAAAGAAGTCAATAGCAGCAGCCTGCCTACCATCGGCCCGCTTTGCCGCGAAGTGTCTCGCCCCACTTGCGGCCAAATGCGTGCAGGGTGGGAAGGCAATTATCATATCCCACGCAGTGCTTCGCATCGCTTCGCAAGCATCCCCCTCAATGTGCCACTCTTTG